TTCTCCCTTTCGGGGTATTGTCCTCTGTTCCCTTGGGACAATTATATAATATCACTATTTTTTGTGATTTTCAATAAAGTTTTCACTGATTTTTGAGATATATTTTTCTCTATCCTCGTCCGTTTCTACATATTTTAATATATCCCGCGGCTGCATTTCCAGAACGGCGCAAAGGCGGTTCAGATTGTCTAATGATATAGTAGTATCATTTTCCCGGAATTTTTTCATTGTCGCTTGCCCAAAAATCCCTGTATTTTTCGCCGTTGTGGTCGTTATTCCTACATTTTTTAATTCTTTTATCACATCTATTTTATATTGTAGCATCCGTTTTCCCCCTGTCTGATTTCTATATATTATATAGTAACATTTGTGCAGAAAAAGTCAATAAAATTTTCTCAAATATTTGTGATTTTAGCATTGACATTCACTAATATTAGTGATATGATAATATCAACAAAGGAAAACAAAAAGCCGATTCCGCAAAGCCTACCAAGCAACCACGGAACCGGCACCAATCAAAAAAATGAAAGGATGCCTTTATTATAGCAGGGCAAAAGGTAAAAAACAATGTCTGAAATGTATATTACAACAATTGAAAACGTCGATCCGGAGCGACACAGAAGCCCTATTATCATTCATGATGGCTGGCAATGGTATTTTGCAGAATTTAGCAATTGGGAACAACTAGAAAGATTCCTTGACTTTGCAGGGCTGGAAATTGAACTGGAAGAAGAAAATCAATGGTTTTTTAATCCGAAGTGCGGAACATGGAGAAAATACAGAGTAAACAGGAAATTAGATAATCCATGCGACGGCGGGTTCTGGAGTCTTTCAGAAATCCCAGAAAGTGCAAAGAAAATCAAGGGTCATTCAAACGGCAGCATAGTTGATTGTTATATCCTGAACGATGGCGAAACATTGCATATATACAGACCAAACCCAAATGCTAAAGAGGTATATAAACCATTACCATTAGACGAACACATAAAAAATATACGAGAACACGGGGGATTTTAAGCCGAAACGCCCTTCCGAGGGCGTCCGGGAAAGATGGCAACTTTTCCGCTGACGATGGCAAGCCAAACAACCAAATAGAGAGGCGATAACACAATGAAAAAAGATTATACAAAAACAATGAACTACGCAGTAGTTAGCATGATCGACAGGATTACGCAAGATGACAAGAAAAGCAAGATCCGGATTTTCGGGCTCTTCCCAAATCCGACAGTTGCAGAAGATTCTTTCTTGCCGTATCTACCTAATCAGGAGATAAAGCGGTATCTTCTTCGAGTAGAGGATCTGGAAAGATTCGAGGAATTATATAACTTTATCCAAGATCTGAATGAGAAGCACGGAGAAAAAGCTATCTTTCATCTTGCAGATGGGAACTTTTCCACGGACGTGGAAAACCGCTTCCGTCAGATTCTGAACATCTGGACAGATACAAAAATTGCATATCCGAAACGGCCAGAAATGGCCGTCAGCCGTGGGATGATCTCCCGGCTCTGAAGATGGCAGATCAGAAAGAATATTTCCCAGCCCCCAGGGAAAAAGGGAGAAAGGTACGTCATGTCGCTATATACACAAATACCAACAGATAAGGACCGCAGAATCTTTGCGCAGACGCTGGAAGCGTATAAGGCTGCTTTAAGTGGATCACCGGAGACGCAAAAAGAAATTATAACATAGGCAGGGTAACACCTGCCTTTTTCGGATTGCTTACCAAGCTATTGACGATTCGCAGTTTTAATGCTATTCTTTGTGTGTAACACGATTTGAGCCACTTTTACTGCATACATTAACAGACATAGACCGATCTATATAAATAGCCTAGAATCGTCCCACGGAGCGTCACAGCGGTATCATACGAGATTAAATGATATATAGGAATTGTCAGAAAAAGGACGTCGGAATGAATAATTGTTCCAGCGTCCAGATTTTTGCCCTTTTCAAAATAGGGTGTGATCTTTTTTTCGAAAAGTTTTCCTGGGAATCTGAAAAAAGTGATCTAAAAAGACGCGATTTTCACATCAAAAAACATGCCTTTTAAAATTATTTAATCAACTTTTTCTTATGGATTCCCTTCTTCTTAAACCATTCTTCCGTATCATCTTCTTCCAAGTCATTAACTTCTACGCAACAACCGCACTTTTCACATTGAACTCCTTATCGGCTATAGTCGTTTATTGTATATCCTGTTGTTGCTTTACCCCCGCAAAACGCACACGTTTTTAATTCTTTGTTTAATGGGTTTTTTTCACTCTCCATACTCCAATCTCTGACCACTTTCTAATGTATTTAACATTAACATGATGTGTTTTACAATATTCGGCTGATGATGATATGGTTGACTCTCTTTTAAAAAAAGTATAGTATAAAATATATTACGATGTCTTAAAGGAATGAGAATTATGAAAAAATTATCTTTTATTTTCTTATCTTTCTTTTTGCTGTTATTTACCAGTTCATGTCAGCCTAAAGAAGTAGATATTACCGGAAGCTGGTATTGTGCTGAAAATAATGTATTGTTGACATTTTACGAGGATCAGTCCTTTGACCGGAAACTAGTCGGTTTTAATAGTTTTTATGATGGGACATACAAATGGACGATTGATAGTGATAATATGTTAAAGCTCTCTAATTTAACAGGAGAAACCCTTGAGACCTTAAATTGGAATATGGACAACAATACACACTCCACCTGGCATATGCAGGCTGATCTTGTCATCGGAGGACATGTATACAATAATACAAACGGAGAAGAAATAACTGAAGATGATATCAGCCCGGAATTTCTTGAAAATAATACCAATTATTGTTGCACTGCCTTTTTCAAAGATACTTCTGGCGAAGATATAGAAGTAAAGATACAGAATTTGTATGACACACTTGCCTCCAGAGCAGAAGTGAAAGATATTAAGTACATTTCTTCTGACGATGCTTGGGAAGAATTTCAAAACGATTATTTTGCGGGAAATGAGGATGCGGCAGAAGGGTTTGCGGATGATAATCCGCTTATCAACTCGAAACATTTGGAGATTTATACACATAATCAAGATGAATTAGACATTATTGTTGATTATCTGCAAAATATTGATTTTGTAGGAAACGTGAATGTATCCTCGAAAACCATAAAAAATGATTCTTTTATATAATTTGAAAATATATCTCTCGAAGAGATATATTTTCTTTATTGCATAATCTTAATGATTCTTGACTAAATTTCAGCTACATTAACAGATACCATACCAAATTGATAATACCATAAAGATGGTTGCAACTACTGCAACCATCATTCCTTTCCGGTCGGTATGGCTCTGGAAGTGGGCACCAGGCTGTAACATTACATCTTGTCCATCCGTCTGTAAAATCTGATCCGTTCCAAAATGCACGAAACGGGTATTTCGTTCCACGAACAGTCACAAGATACAATTCCGGTTTCTTTCCTTCAAACTCCGGATTTTCTTTTGGCATTTCCGGCAGCCGCTCCTCCACCGGAATCCAGCCGTCATTCGTGTGCTTGCGGATGATATCTACCATCACATTGTAAAAATTATCTGTTCCATCTTCATATCCCTGCGAATACCCGTTGAGGATTTTTCCTTGCTCGTCCTTTGGTGGATACTTTGCGTATAAGTTTTCTTTCCTGTTCCCATCTTTAATTTTCTTCATCTCTTCCAGAATCTTCTCTAACATGTCAGTCCTCCTTTAACATCCCTGTATGTATACACCCTCAAAGTTTCCTGTATTCTCTTCGTCTTTCGATACTTCAAACACATTTACTGTCTCAATCCCATCATTAAATGGATTATCTTCTTGATGATAGAAATACACTGTTTTACTTTTATCATTTACATTCTTTAAAAATTCTTCCAGCTCTTTTACTGTCATGTCAGTCCTCCTCTTCCCACCATTTTTGACCACACTCGTCACAGTATCTGCTCCACGGAACTGCCTTGCTACCACATATCGGACAAACCATTCCATCTTCCGTTTGCACGGGTTTCTTCGCCGTATCCCGCTCCTTCAGCTCCATGATCTGCTCCGGGGTAAGTTCGGTGTCCTCGTATTTCTTTAACGCCCAGTAAATAGTCATTGCTTCTTTCCGTACTTCTCGGGCATCAATGATGGCTCTTCTTAATCCGCCGTCTATCTTCTTATCTGGTACTGTTAATCTCTCCATCTCTGATCTCCTTTCGTTTGTTGTGTTTTAATTCTCATCACCACAAATTTCATCTAAGAACATTTGACCTGGTATATCATCATTTTCCATCCACCAGCTAAAAACCTCTTCCCCTGTTTCCCATTTGCTTTCTTTCCCTCTTTTGTTTCGCTCTTTAAGCATCCGTTCAAACGCATGTATATATAGGCTTTTGTATTTTGGAAAGTCCGCAAATTCTTTCCACCGTTTCTTGCCCGCCATCGGGCATCCAATACAGCCCACACGGTCGTATCCCATTTTATACAATTCGCATGTTTCAATATGTTCTGAACGGATATACTCCCATACGTCGGTATGCGTCCAATCAATAATCGGGTTGACTACCATTTTATTCTTTTGCATACATAACTCTGTCATTCGGCGGGATGCTGTATTATCATTCATCAACATTACTGTATCAAATCTAACTATCTCTTTTTTTGATTTCCCAATTTTCTCAAATTCTGCTCTGGCTGACCTTGCATTACTTTCATCCCATCTCACTCCTGTTGCAATATATCTATTTTTACATCCCGTTTCCTTTAAGACAGAACAACAGTATCTCACAAGCCGTGTAGGTGGCATAAGTTTCTGAGGTATCAGTTCCCACATGCTTGTTCTTTTTCCCTCGTAGGTTGGTTTCCCAATTTCGTACGGGATACCCTGCATTTTCAAAGCCCGGAATACCTTCCGAATATGCTGAACTGTTTGGGGTGCGTCTGCTGTGGTATGACTGTTATGCACCTCAAACGGTATTCCGGATCGTTTGAACAACTCTAGCATCACATCACTGTCTTTCCCTCCGCTATACGTGCAAACAAGCGGTTTTCCATAGTGATGTAGGCTCATTTCACTTGCCATCTTTATTCTCTCTATTGATTTTTTCTCTTTATCCATTTTTTCTAAGAAGCCCGGTATACCCTTGCCACGGCCGTAGGCTGGCTCCTTTCTTAAATTCTTTCTACACCTAAATCAAAAATACTCATCTGCGCCATTTCTTCTTCAAGCCTTCTCTTCGCTTTTTCATATATTTTTTCACTTTTTTCAAACCCTACACACTCAATTCCTGCTTCTCCGTAAGCGATCAGACTGCTTGCGCTTCCTTCATGAGTGTCAAGCACCTTCCATCCCGGTCTTATGTATTCCCGTATAATCCAGCGATATAAGTCTATAGGTTTTTGCGTGGGATGAATCCTTACTTCATTCAGCGCCTTATTCCCACGCTGCATCCATCCCTGATCAATAGATTTCCCCTGCATCATCCCATTCCACATATAACGGAACAGTCTTACAGAATCATGTAAGCTGCAGGATGCAATCTCGCAGTCAGAAAAGGTACTTTTCCCGTTGCACTTGTCCCATACAATACGCCCCGGCCGAAAATACCATCTGAAATAGTTACATCCGAAAACGATCTGATGTTTCGATACCCTTTCAAGCTCTTTAAAATATTCCGGACCCGGAATTTCCCATCTTTCTGCTTTTTCGTATATCCTCTGGACTCCTATCGGGCTTATTTTTCTTCCGTAGAATCCCCGTCTCTCCGGCCCGCTGAAATATGGGGGATCGACAACAGCCAGATCAAAATACTTATCAGGAAATTCTTTCATTCCCTCCATACAGTCCATGTTGTAAAATCCAAAATCTAACATATATACCCTTGCCCCGGCCGGAGGCTTGCTCCTTTCTACTCTTTTTTGATTCTTTCAATCTGTCTATCCAATTTCTGTTCAATGATTTTCGACAACTCTCCTTCCCCCACGCCAAGAAGATATTTTATCTGCCAGATCATAATCACCGTGTCTGCCATCTCTTCAATAATATGCTCATATTCTGATCCAGCCGAGTATTCAAGTGGGTGACTCTTTCTCCATCCTTTGTTAATCGCCACTGTCAACTCCGCCATTTCTTCGATAAGCTGTCGACTCTGCGGTTCGTATCCGTAATGATCAGCTATGTATTGTATTTTCTGCTCTGTTGTCATATTGTCACCTCATCATCTTCTGGCATCTGGAACACCGGGACATAATCATAAGCACCTTCATGGTACGTTTCTTCGTATTTATTCCCCTCATATGCATCACAGATCATATCCAGCACCTTAATCGCTTTCTCTCTGGTTGAATATCTGCCGACTATTGATTGAGTCGCTTCATGTACAGTTGCAAAAATATTCTTATTGGCAGAAATAGAACCATTAAGCATAACACTGAACGCAAACTCTCCCACTGGAATCAACTGTACTTTATTCTGACTTCTGATTAACATTTAATTCACCTCAATCCCATACTCTTCTTTCAGCACACCGATAAAATCATTCACACTCTCTACATAACCACTGTTATACGCTTCCAACTGTCTTTGAGACTCATCTATGAATTTCTCTAGTTGTTCCGGTGTAAAATCGAACTTATCCGCAAGCACCATAAGCGATATAATCAGATTCGCTTTACCTGCCGCACTAATCAGCATATTTTCTTTTCTCTGCTGTGTTAACCTCGCTAACGCCGGATTCATTCCTTTTCTCGGTATCATTTCTCACTTCGCCTCCTATCCTTGTGAACTCTGTCTAATGCATTTGTGATTCCAATGGCAAATTCACGGGCATACGGTGTTTTGTATTTTCTGTAAAATTCATCTGTCTTACCGATAACCTCTTGCCAATACTCATCCGTATCTTCCGGCTCCCATATCTCCTGCGCAAGTTTCCAGAAATCTTGAAACATCTGCCATTCTTCAGATCCTTTTACAATCTTCTTTCCTGCCATATTACTTAAACGGACAATCATCATCATTGACTCTTGCCCACTCCTGCGCCTCCTTTACAGATTCTTCGGATTCAACAAATTGCATCAAATCACCGTCAAACCTTAATATCTCTTTTCCTGGTCTTCCCTGCCGATTCTTTTCTACCTTGCATCCCTTTTTTGAATTATCGTCTTGGGATATATTCCAGAGAAGCATAATTACACTCGCATCCTGCTCAATGTCTCCAGCCTCCCTAAGTTCTGCCATTGTCGGCTCTTTCGTCTCACGGGCCTCAGATACACGGTTAAGCTGTGATAGTGCAATGATCGGAATATTTAGCTCCATTGCCAGAGCCTTGATTGCCTTAGAAATGGATCCAACCTCCGCATACCGATTTCCCCGGTAAGACTTGTCCGCTTTCAAAAGTTGCAGATAATCGATTATGATAATGTCATATCCCATGTGTCTGCTTTCAGATCGGATCTCACTCATCGCCTTACTACCTGTGGTAATCACGATACTGTCACGCTTCATAAGCTCCTCATTTGCCCTGTCAAACCGCTCTTTCTCGTCACCAAGGAATTTCTTCGCCCTCCGTAATCTCGTCAGCCTAATTCCACTCTGCGCCACAATAAAGCGCTCATACACCTGTTTTTCCTGCATTTCCAGATTGTAAAATCCGATTCGTTTCCCACGTGCCGCCATGTTCGAGGTAATCTGCGTAACCAAAGCAGACTTCCCCACTCCGGGACGTGCTCCGATCACAATCATGTCTCCACCTTCCAGGCCTCCTAGAAGATCATCCAGCTTAGAAAAACCAATGTACATCCTCTCGTCTTCTCTGTCGCAAAAATATTTATCCCTGTTTTCCTTGACGATCTCCGGCAATGACTTTGATAAAACCTGCTCTCCTTCCTGCAACGCTTCTAAGTCCCGGATCAGATCTGCGATCTGAACATCAATATTCCCAGCGTTCGGAACCACTCTTTGTACCGTTTCCCTGAGTTTCCGTGTCTTATAATCTCTCAAAAGTACATTCGCATAGCTTTTGATCGTCGCACTCGTCAAAGTGTTAGAAACACATGCTTTTATAGTATCTTGGATGGCATATTCTGGGTAGGATCCACCAGTAAGTCTCTGTAGCAGGACTGCAATCGTTACTTCCCGGTGGTTATCATATCCACGAAGAAATTCCAGATACATCCGCCCCAGCAACTCCGAAGTAAACATTTCCGGCGAAATCATAGAATAAATTTCAGAGACACTGTTATTGTCCATCAACAGGGCGCCGATGATATTTTGCTCTTCCACATACCCCATCACGAATCCTCCCAATCCACATAGTCAAGAAGCTGCCGACCCATCAGAGTGTCAAAATTCTTCCAGTACTGGTAATCATCCTGTCCGGCTTCTTCCTGCTGTCTTACATACTTTTGCACCGCCTTGTAGATCTGCCGGTTGGTCAGCTTGTACTTCTTGCCGCCGACATCCTTGCCTTTACCAACCCACAACTTGTAATTGGCAAATGCAACCGTCTTTCCACGCTTTTTAGGGTAAATGCCGTATATAATCTCAAAATCACTACGAAGCTGTTCATCACGAGAAGCCTGTTTTTCCTGATCCTCATTTTCCGATTCGTCGTCGTGCGGCTCTGCTGCACATATATTATTATTTGGTTTATTATATGGTTTATTATTTGGTATTGGTTCGCCCTTTTGGGACAATCCATTTGCCCTTTTGGAATTTTCCATTTGCCCTTTTGGAACAATGCATTTGCCCTCTTGGAATAATTCATATCCAGCATCAGTAATGGCATACCATTTCGTCCGATCATAAGTGGAATTATTGTAATTTCCGCAAACAATAATCCCCTCTTCTTCCAGCTTTTCCAATGCTCCCCTGATCTGCTTAGTGCTCATGTACGGGAACAATTCTTCAAATGCTTTCAGGCTGTTGTAAGTCCAGTAGTATCCATCATGGAAATGCTTTTCATTTGCTCTGTTTTTTTCAATCCAGTAATACATATTTTGCAGGATGATCGCAGCATTGATCCCGTATTTTTCCGCTATGTTTATATCAAAGTTATGTATCATGCCGTTTCCTCCTAATAATTTTTTTCGTCTAACAGAGCATTAAATTTCTCCATTGCCTTTTGAGATACTTTATTGTATTCTTTTCCGTCTTGAAGCGTTACCGTCAAGTGCTTATCTATGATGTGGGATAATTCCCTTGCCAGTGTTTTCTTTCCCTGTGCAATACCGTCTCTGTATCCCTTTGCGGGCCGGTATGCATCAATCTGGGTCTTTCCCTGTCCTTGCCCGCCGGCGGTCTTATTCCGAAGCTGGTAACCATGCTTAGCATACATCTTGATATAATGCTGTTCTTTTTCATCCAGTTCACTTTCTGGACAATTCATGAATCCGATCTTCCACCCACACAGATTGTCATCTGCATACCACCCGTGTTTTTTGATGGATAAATCAATATGCTGATATCCAACCAGATGTTGTGCAAGCCTTGTCAGAATGTGTTTTGTCTGTCCTATATACGCATATTTGATTCCATCTTCATCAGTTCGTGTAAGGAAGTAAATTCCACTGTCATCATTAAGTGTTGAATTAATAGAAAGAACAAACTGCTTATTACGTTTCTCAACCATCTTTGCCCTTGCGATATTGTTGTAAGTCATTTTCAATCACCGCCTTTATACACCCGCTTATTTGAGATGTATTCTTCTTCACGCCTTTGAACTTCGATCAAGCCCTTGAGTCTTTTCAACGCTCCTTTGTTATTATCGCTGTTTATAAATCCTGCAAGAATCTTGTATTCATCGCAAATATTTTTGTATCGTCTCCGTTCTTTTCGCTCGTTCTGGTATTTCGTAGCAAGGCGATTTCTCTCGTTCCGATCCTTTGCAAATTCAAACTTATGCGCCCAGTAAATGTGACGTTCCATCGAATCGTATTCCTCACATTTTTTCCTTGCGTTCTCATATACGGCTTTTGACTCTTCCAAGAAATCTACAAACTCCTGTGTTACGTCAGATGGTTTTCTGTATTGCCCATCCAAGTTTTTTCACCTTCTTTCTGCCAGAACCTTTGATTTCGTTCACCAAATCGCCACTCTAATTAAATGGCAGTTCTTCATCAATTCCATCCGGAATGTTCATAAATCCATCGCCAGACTCCGGAGCTGGTCCGTATGGTGATGGTCCTGCCTGAGTATTGCTCTGCTGCTTACTCTTACTCTCCGCAAATTCCTGTTCTTCCACAACAACATCAGTTGTGTAAACCTTCACTCCATCTCTATTCGTATAGCTTCCAGTCTGGATCCGTCCGCAGACAGTTATTTTCGTACCCTGTCGTAAATACTTTTCCGCAAATTCTCCCAGTTTCCCGAAAGCAATACAGTTAATGAAATCAGCAGTCTGATCCCCATCTCTTTTGAATCTGCGATCTACAGCAAGCGTATATCTTGCAATCGCTGTCGCTTTTTCTCCTTGCGAATATCTAATTTCCGGGTCTCTCGTGAGTCGTCCCATTAAAATTACTTTGTTCATATTTTCTCCTGTCTGCCGCCCACCCACTAGGCAGGCGGCTCACGTTTTGCCTATTATGAAAGGATTGTAAAATTCGGATAATCCGCCAGCTCTACTTCTAAGTAATCCTTGATGTTTCTCATTGCCACATTCTCCCAGGCGCCGCCATCCGCTTCAAAAAGAGCGCATTTCACACTATCATCTGATTTCATACGAAAAATAAATTCACTCATTGGCTGCTGAACCTCATGGAATGTACGATACGGACGTAATTTCACTGGATTCGGTACGAGAGCATCTCCCTTAGATGCAATTCCCGTTTTAATTGTCGCTTTCTGCGAAATGCCGTCATCGCTGTACTGTGACACCGTTCCATCTTCCACAGTTCCGGCAAACTTCAGGACTAATGCACGGTTACTCTCCGGGTCGTCAAGAAATTTCGCCTGTAAGCCGATACAGAAGCGTTCATGCTCAATGAATCTTCCATATTCAAACTCCGGGACTCTAGCCATCACTTCAACCATGCTTTCTCTGATCCGCTCACTGTCAAGCGCGGAATACAGCGCTACTTTGGTCGGACTCTGCACGTGTACGATCATCTTCTCATCCATCTCATCAACCTGTGCCTTGATGTAATCCACAAGGCTTGTCAGCGTATTCATCTGAATCGCCCTTGCTTTCGGATTATGGATGACTGGCTCCAGCTCTTTGTCTGAATAAACAATACCGTCAATTTTCTGCACTTCTGGCTTTCTAAGCCCTACTACATACTCAATCGCTTCTTTAATAATTCCTGACATGATTTTATCCTCCTCTTATCTTGCCATTCTAATGACATTATTTTCTTTGATTTCCCCTGTTTCTGTGTCAACCGTCTTCCCGTCAATCACAGTCTCTGGCGCCTGCAAGTCCGCAAGTGACATCTGCCCTTTGATGCCAGGGCCGTACTCCACAGCTTCGACTTCGCCCGTCTTAAGATTCTTGCCAAGTGAGAACTTCGTCTCTACCGGCTTAACCGGGGCAAGTTTCGTCTCCACGGAAATCTCACAAGTGGAATCATCCCTGTCCTCATTCTGTGTGAATGCCATTTTGATGGTTACAACACGCTTGTTCTTCCACGGCGTGTTCGGGTCCTGCATATTGGCAAATACTTTCTGTAATGCCTGATTCGCTTTCTCCTGTAACGCTCCTCCTGCTACTTCCTGCAATTTCAATGTTTCCATATTCACTTTTCCTTTCTTTGAATTTTGATTTATATAAATTTGACCGGTCAAAATTGTTTTTTATTTATTCATAAAACCATTCCGCAATCGTTGTTAAAAACTTTTCAACTGCGCTTAATATTTTTACAATCCACATATAATTCCTTAAAACGGATTCAGACCGAGCTCTGTCTGGAATCCTTTTTCTGCCACCCATACATTCACATCACAGTCAACAAGATCGCTTATTTCACTTCTGAATCGCTCTGGATGGCTGCTCCCGCCGCTCAAATGCAGCAAGCCTATACTTCTTAGACTTGGACTGTTAATCACCTGTATGAGCCGTTTACAAGTTTGAATTTCCATGTGCCCCCGGAGAACATGTTCAAATTTCCCATAGTCCTCCGCCCTGCTGATGTAGTTCTCGCTGTAATTGCACTCCACCATCACATGATTGATTCCCATATTTGAGAAATCGAAGGGGCAATATTCGGCGTCTGTAATGAATAGCAAGTTACCGATTTTATAATGGAATATCAAATATCCATCGCACTCCGTTTCACTGTGGGGGACACGGAACGGGATCACACCAAAGCTGCCAATCCAGACTTGCTTCATCCTTTGAAGCCTAACAGTTCTTTCGCCGTAGATCGTCTTGACATCCTCATGGACTTCGTCTGATGAGTAAACCTTAATTCCGTACTGCATGTAGCTTTTTATGCCGGAAACATGGTCTCCATGGGAATGGGTCAGCAGGCAGCCTACCACCTTGTTTGTCTGATAATCAATCGATTTCAGCATTTCTTTTACCGGGACTCCACATTCAAGGAGCAAGATCTCATTGTTTGAATTCAAAGCATAGCCATTGCCCTTACTTCCCGAATTGATTACTTTCAGCTCCATATCATTCCTCCGGCATAACAAATGCATTGTTGAGATAAAGAGTTTCACCGTCTTCCATTTGTGGAGCTCCTATGTAATAATCAAAAATACTATTAAACACTTCCCCTGCCCGATCGCAGCCATTATACTTTCCAAGCAAATAATACCTTCCGTCCATATTTGAAACCGGTTTACAAATTACTTTGTTGTCATCCACGGCAACAACGATCTGCTCATATGGAAAGTCCATCTTGTTCTGACTAATAATTCTCATCCTGCTTATCCTCCTTCGCAAATTCCGGAACTTCCGTTGCATCAACCTCTGCCACCACGTTTCCTTCAACCTCGAACGGCTGTGAGTTCTCATTCTCTCTGATTTCTTCCTGTGCATTTTTATATGTATCGTCCATCTGGAGCAGAGAAGAGCTTGCCATACTGTTAAGGTTCTTCGGGAATTTCTTGATTGCGTTATTTCGCATCTTACGGGTAAACATTGCCTCCGGCGTATCAAGCCATGCTGCGGAAATAAACGGTCTTGCCACCTCGCAATTCAGCATATCTTCCAGAGTTTCACACTTGCGGACCGCATCCAGGATTTCCTCTTTCTTCTTCTTGATCTTCTCTTTTTCTTCTGGTGTTGCATCGTATCGTGTCCGTTCAACAGTTTTACCGGATCTATCTTTTTTCGTCCCAGTTACAAAGCCGAATGTTTCATTCAACATGTTGTTTCGGATGTGAGCAATCAGATTAACTTTCACGCTGTCTCTTTCTGAGATCAGGTATTCAATATTTCCGTTCATTAATTCGACCGGATAAACAACTCTCACAACTTTCTGAGACAATCCTTTTTCTTCCCATGATGGAGCTTCAACATCAAGTCCCTTGCGTTTCGGATAGGTAAAATCATCTCCCTCTTTTACCAGCCATACCGGATGAACCCTTTTCACATCGTTCCCGAACTGCCTGAGAAGAGCATCGTTTCCATCGCCCTCAATCCCCATTTCAACGACTTTTTTCCATTCGCCATTGATCTGTTTGTTGCGCAACTGGAAATAAACCTCTCTCGGAACAGCATTTGCGTTCAGCTTCAGGCTTGCGCACTGCTCAACAATCTCTCTCAGGTTTGATGTATTCAGATCGTTCATGGTTGCTTTGTCCGTGTTCTGAACAAGCTGAAAAATACTGCCCATTGCTGCCATAGCGCATTTCTTTGAATACTCATCGAATTCAACTCCACACTTCTCAAAATCACGAGTAACAAGTCCTGTAATCGTATTTGTCCAAGAACTTAAAGCTGTGGTGAATTCCTGATTCTGAGCTACCTCTTTCTTTTCTTCTGCCATCTAATTTTCCTCCGCTTTCCCATCAATCTTTTTGAGCTTGTCCCGGAATGGAAGAACTTCTTCCTCCGGGACATTTGCATTGGTTACTACTGCCTGTGCTTTACCGATCATTACGACATCACCCGGCTTTACCACCACATCACTTTCAAATGTGTATTCCCTACCAGCCGGCTTGTCTGCTTTGATGTATCTTGCCTTAATCAGCATCATGTTTCATACCTCCAAACAGTGTTGACAGAACTTTTCCAATCCCGCTCTTTTCAAAATTTTCTTTGGCCAATTCAATTTCTTTATCAATTTCCTCGTCAGTCATACATCCGATATCATACCCTCTTTTGATCAGTCTCTGAGCCTCTTCTTCCGACTCAAAAGTTTCCTCCATCAGTCCACGAAATTCTCTCGTAATAACTGAATACTCACTGAGCAATGTATCGAGAGTTCCTTTAAACTCAACTTCTCCTTCTTTTGCACGAATCATTTATTTATCCCCACTTTCTACTCTTAATTCTTTATCGTCAGTTACTATCAGATGAATCATCTGTGCATCCATTTCAGGGAAGTTCTCCGCATTGACAGCCTCGCTGTTATCAATAAATACCGGAGCACTTACACCGTACAGTTCAGACAATGATCGGATGATATCAAGTCCAGCAATGACACGGTGACCATTGTTCAGTGAAGAAAACGGAACGCCGTTTACCGTACACTCACACGTTTCTTTTAATCCACCGTTGATCTGATCCTCAAACAACCGGAATGATACGATCTGGAATTTGTCATTGATTGCATTAGAGATCTTGTCCATCTTCACCCGGATGAAGTCCTCTGTCAGGTCAATCATCTGTTCCTGCTCCGCAATCTTCTGTCCAACAGCTTTCTGTTCTTCTTCCAGTTCAGAAATACGGGCATTTACTTTGGTATTGTCTGCCGCCTTAATCTTCGCTTCAATCTCTGTAATCTCATCTTTCAGTACTGCTTTCTTGGCTTCCAGTTCAGTTTTCCCGGAAGATTCCCTGCTCAGTTCTTCAATCTGCTTTTCAATAGCCGCAATCTCTTCATTGGTTTTCACATATGCCTGATTTTCAGAAATATCAGCAACAGCAGGGATTGTATCAAAAGCCTGTTTCATGGAATCGTACTCCGCTTTGGCAGCATCAAACTTGCTTCTCAGAGATTCCAGCGCATTATTTCTTTCATCAATCAGTTTCTGATTGGCTCTTACAGCGTCAGCCGCTTTCTGTCCCGCTTCGGTAATGCGCTTGAGGTCCTGATCTTTCTTTGTCTGGAAATCCTCTTTATTTTTTTCGTACTTCTTCTTGTAAGCATCGCACTGTGCTTCATATAACGCTTTCTCACGTCTGCATTTTTCTTCATAATCAGCCATCCGTTTCTGCTTTACTTCTTCTGGTAAAGCCTGTCCGCAAGTTGGACAGATCAGATCGGACTCTTTTAACGGTTCCGGTTCAACATATGGTGCCGGTGCAACATATTCAGCGAATTCACTCTTCTTCCCTTTTCTCCATTCTTCAAGCAAACGGTTCTTTTCCCGTTCACACCGTTCTTTCTCATTGATGTATTCAGTACGTTCTCGTTCCAACTGTTTCATTTGATCTTGCACTGCGAAGAACACTTTCTGCACTTCGTCAAACTTCACTCTGGAACCCATGCGCTCTTTTGCCAGTTGTTCATTTGCCGTGTTCTGGATCTCACTCAGTGTGATTTTCTTATCCATTACCTGTTTACGAAGATCATTGATTGTCTCCAGTTTATATGCACCGCCGGTTATTTCATCTTCCACCTTTTTGAGTGCGACTTCTTTCGCCGCTCTCTCAGTCTCTAAAGCCCCAACGTCTGCTGTCACAAGCTGTTTTGATATTTCATCGATTCTCGCTGGAATTTCAACCATATTTTTGTTCAGCGTATTTTTTGCTTTGGTGTACTTCTTGAGGATATCATCCGTGCTTGCGATCTTTAGTTCCGGGACTAGCTTCTGAAATCTCTCACCGAACTGCTGTGCAATCTCCACATTTGAGAAATTACCAACAAATTTCATCAATACTTCTCTCTGTTCTTTCCACGGAAGAGCATTAAAAGCATTCGGGTTTGTAATGAGATTAAAGATGTTTTCATCAATTTCTGCGTGAACAAATTCTTTAAACTCTTTCTCACTCTTCGGATACCCATTGATTTCAAATTCATTGACGTTGCCCTGGAACTCCGTAATATTCGTTCCACGCTTCTTTCTCCAGATCTGCTTCTGCACCTTTTTCAGCACGTATTCATCTTCACCGAAGCAAATGGTTGCCTCTACGCTGATTTCCACGTTGTTAATCATGTTCCCTGCCTTATCCTTTGGCCGGATATCAAAACTTGATTTTCCAAGGGAGTCTTTTCCGAAGAGAAGCCATGTGAATGCATCAAACACGGTTGTTTTTCCAGAAGCATTTACACCGCCAATCGCAGTTTTCTCTCCAAAACTTATTTCTCTATCCTTACAGCCCTTGAAATTCTGTATATGCATTTTCAACAATTTAATGTTTTTCATTTACATCCTCCACGTTCTTCTTTATAATGAAATTGGGTTTTTAGATTAGTCCTCTCTTAGCAGAGGGCTTTTCTTTTTCTGTCGATAATTTTCATCTCGGCCGGCTCTGCCTTTTCTACGATATATAAATATTCATTGTTTTCGTAGTGACACATCCATTCATCAGGATTCAATCCGACCTCCCTGACCAGTTTCTTCTGGTCTCTAGTCAACTTTTTCGGCTGTTTCATGCTTCTCCTTTCTGTGCTATCGTATCGCTTATACACTCTTTTTCATGCCCTGCAGCCGATGTCTCCGGCGCAGTTCCCTCATCTGGAGATAATGATTCTCCCGTTCTTTCACACAGTCATGTGTTATGTATGCTACTATCATCATGTCCAGCGCGATCCCGAACGACAGCAAAAACTCTGCCGTTGAGATAATGTTCTGGCTATAACTGTCAGCGGATCCGGCCATCACCAGTATGGCAACTCCCCCGACCACTGCACAGATGTCTTTCAAGATCCGGTATTTCCGCAGTTTTCTTCGATGCATCGTTATCACCTCCCTATTTCTTTTTTCTTTCACGGCATATGACCTCCTCTACCGTCTTTTCTCCATTCCACTCAAATCCAGTCTCCTCATATAGCTTTTTCGGTGAAACGAAGTAGCTTATTCTTCCTTTCCTAGAATCCATCTCAGAAATCTGTGTTATCTGCTTTCCTTTTCTTGTTGCAAAACCAATTGAAAGATACCCGCTTATCAAACCTGCTCTGACCCAACATGCATCTTTTCCATAGACATAAGCAACAATTGGAATAGGGACTTTTCCAGTACATACCATTTTTTCACCCCCTCATTTGTTTGTAATAAATAATCCAGTGACTTGTCTTTTCTCTTTCTATCTCCTATACTTGAAATACAGGCACTGCCATGCCTAGTATTATGAAAGGAGACTCTTATGAAACTTTCAAAATTATCAAACGAACTCCTGAGATATATGACGAAAAGTTATGTGGATAGTCACAAAAGGATATTTGCGTTTTCTCTTTTCAAATCCTTATACCACGACTTAGATGAGCTATTCATCTCAGACGCTCTATATCTGTTAGAGGAAGATGGATTTGTTTCCGTTTTTCGCGCAGACAATGTTGCCTATACAACAACATTGCTTCCGTCTCCTATCCGGGATGCTGAAGAAGATACTTTCATCAAAAAGGGTTATTCAGTTCTAAAAGAAATTCGATCATGGTTTTAGTCAACCACTCTCCAATCATTTCTCACAAGATCTTTCGCCTTTGGTTGCCACCCATATTTTGATGGATGGCTTCCATTTTGCATCATCGCAACACAATTCCCTGTTCCGTTTGTCGGTTGAATTTTTATGTACCCTTCAAATTCTGGCAACGAAATACATCTGTCTTCTCTCACAGCCTGTTCTACAGCTTCGTGTATGTACATCTCTATCACTCTCCCTTCTTTTGTCTTGTCAAAAAATTCTACAATTGAAAATTCTTTCATGTTATGATAAAATTTTTTCAAGATTTACTAGAAAGAAGGTTTTATCATGGATTACGATTTTTCATCTTTCAATGCAATGCTGACTGAATTGTCAGATAAAATAAAAGTTCCACCAACGCTCAATTTGTCTCCTGAATTGCTTGCCGCGCTTGATAATTTTTCACACAATCCTGAAATTTCTTCCATGCAGGAAATGGCAAAGAAGTTTCAGATTTATTGTTCAAAATCATATAATCCTAACTTAACCGCTACTACAATTTCCCGAGTTGCTTCAAATTTACTTGGTATCAACATGACTTATGATTATGACGCAATTAAAGGAGCTGTTTCTGCTATGGCATCCTATGCCGAGAACTTAACAAGCTTGAACCCTGCAACTTCCGGTATAGATTCAATGGTTTCCGCTGTTAGTTCTGCGTTAGGTTCGTTAGATAAGTCAGCAACTTCTTCCGAAGAAATTTCTGATGATTATATTGAACTTTCTGAACCTCTTGCAGATATAGTTCAGCAAATTGATGATTCAATCGAATTACCTAAAGCTGACGAAAACAATGTAGTTCGAATTCCCAAAATAGACCGAAACACTGTACTCTCTGTATTAGGTATCATCCTTTCTTTGATTATGGGTTTATATACTATTTATTCCAATATTTCAAACACCGAATTGTCTATTGAACAACACAATGAGTCTATGCAGGAAGAGCAGAAACAGACCGAATTATTGGAACAAATCGAAGAAAACACCGCTTCCGATTCTAATTCGCAAGAATCCCTCCCACCTACCACACAATCAGAATAGTTACTTTTCGCATCACAGTCATAAGAAAAAGCGCAATAATCCATAACTCTATCGTCAGTATGTGCATTCTGATATAGTTTTGTGGATTTTTTTCTTTCTTGTACCTCCATATGAACCATGCAGAAGCTACTGCATAAACAAATAACGATATAATCGAAGTTATGTTTATCGGATTCATCTTTATATCACCTCCCCAGTTGCAGTCTTTTTGTTTATACCACCTCTACACCCTCTCTTTGTCTTTATCTGCTTTTCCTGTTCGTTGCATTTTTGAGACGCTTGGATTAAAAAAAATATCCACAGGATTATCTAATTTCAAATATTCAGAGATTTTAACTGCTTCTTCCAAAGTGAATTGACTTCTCCCATTTAGCTTGGCATTAAGTGACTGTACTGTAATTCCTAATGCTTTAGATAATTTTTCTTGCGACACACGCATCTCTGTCATTTTCCCTTTTAACTTATCGAACGACATTCTTCGCCCTCCCTTCGTTGCATATTTGGGATGTTTTTATATTACACCTGTCCTTTGCCATTGTCAACCCATATTTGCAACATTTTTTTGTTTTTATTTAATTTTGTGTTGCAAATATGAAAAAATAGTTTATAATATGAATTGAACGGAGGTGCTGATATGAGCGAAAAAGATATTTCAGAAAAAATGCAAGAAATCATGTCTCGCATGAAAAAAAGAAGAGAAGAACTTAATATGTCATACCAGACCTTGTCTGATAAAGTCGGTATTAGCAAGTCAACTTTACAAAGATACGAAACAGGGTATATAAAAAATATGCCTGTTGATAAACTTGAAGATATTGCACGAGCACTCTGTGTTTCTCCTTCATATTTGATGGGGTGGGAAGATGAGCCTTCTAAAAACGAGCCTACCACTCGCGCCGCTCACTTTGACGGCACAGAATTTACCGAAGAGCAGCTTGATAGAATCGAAGCGTTCGCCAAATTTATCAAGCAGGAAGACAAGTAAGTCCGGTTTATCACACACCTACTCTGCTATACTGTAAAATATGGAGGGATTGCCGTGAATAAACTGGAAAAATTAGAACAGGAAGCCTTTAAAGATAATGTGAAAATACATGATTACTACTTGGGAGAAGAGAGCCTAAAAGGTATATACATAGATGGCAATATTGCTATTAATACATCGGTAAATAATACAACAGAAAAAATCTGTGTTCTCGCTGAAGAACTTGGACATCACTATACCAGTGTAGGTAATATTCTCATTATGGAAGATCTGTCCAATCGGAAGCAGGAACGACAGGCTCGTCTGTGGGGATATAACAAGCTGATCGGGCTGACTGGGATCGTCAACGCTTTTGAATCGGGATGCCAGTCAGCATATGAAACTGCTGAATTTTTAGAAGTAACAGTAGAATATTTACAAGAATGCATCGACTGCTATCGTGATAAGTACGGTATTTGTACCGAAATAGATAATTACATAATTTATTTTATTCCAAATCTGGCAGTCATGGCAAAGGTATAACCGCTTTGGCGTTTATGCACAAAAGAAAAAGAGGTGATTTTCCCCAATGTCTACCCTATCCAATAGGTACAACAATCAGCGTTGCCTTATATTTGACGAATCCGGAAATCTTGGCAATTCAGGTCGCTATTTCGTCATTGCTTGTATAGATACTCACAACTATAAGGCTCTTCACAATATTATAAAGAAAAAATTAGGAGTAGCAAAACAACTCTTCCAAGAATTGGCTTGTCTCCATTCGAATGAAATAAAGGCTAAAGATGCTTATCCTTGCGTAAAATATCACATACTTGAATGTATCGCAAATAAAGATTTATCTATTTCATACATCGTTGCGGATTTAAAATATATAAAACCTGCTTTGTTGGAGGACAAAAATATTCTTTACAACTATCTTATGAAGCTACTGATTGACAATTTAGTATCTGAAAAAGATAATAATACTGTGTTAAACCTCTTATGTGATAATCACACAACTAAAATTTCATCTGGAAATTCCTTTGAAGAATATATAAAACTTCATTTAATCTATGAAAAAGATTATGATATCAATCTGAATATTGTATATATGGACTCTGATGATCGTAATGCTTATCCAATTCAAGCTGCCGATTATGTTGCCAATGCACTTTATGGCTGGTATGAATACGGGGATAAAATATATTATAATCAGTTTAAGTCCAAGGTTTATAAAGCTTTAAAATTTCCTTATCGAAATTTCGGAAAATAAAAATGGAGTAGAAAATTCTAAATTTGCGAAAAAATATTGCCTTTTCCGCACCTATATGGTATTATAACTGCACAGAAGTTATAAACTATAACTAGATGGGTGTGTAAGCCTATAATAGTGTGCGTTGTTTTTTAGCATAAGTTGCCTATGTGGTAACCACTATTGTAGCCGCACCCATTTTTGTATATTAAAAACCGCCCCGGCGCACCAACACCAGGACGGATGACATATCCGAAGATATGCAAGTACTTTGATCGGTAATATTGTATCATCTTCGGGCAGCCTGTGCAAGCAGAACACTCGTTCTTGCTTGGCTGTTATTTTTATACTCAAAAATACGAAAAGGAGATGATTGTATGTCACTGATCCAATGTCCGGAATGTAAATTGCAGGTAAGCGACAAGGCACTGTCATGCCCTCACTGCGGATATCCGCTAAAAGAAAAAGATCAGACAAAAGGTCGAGGAAAAGCAAAGCCAAAACGAAAAAGGCTTCCAAACGGATTCGGAAGCATCACTGAAATCAAAGGGAGAAATCTCAGAAATCCGTTTATGGCAAGAATATGTGTTGGAAAAAATCAATATGGTAGACCTGTGTTAAAGTTACTAAAACCAACTGCATACTTCCACACTTATAATGATGCGTATACTGCTTTAGTGGAATATAATAAGAATCCATATGACCTCGATGATGATCTGACTGTAAGAGAACTATATGAAAAATGGACTGATGTATACCTAAAAAATTCATCAGCGGCGTATGCGAGGACGATATCTGCTGCATGGTCTTACTGTTCATCTGTATATGATATGCGAGCGAAAGATTTACGGGCAAGGCATATAAAAGGATGCATGGAAGAAGGATATCGAATCGAAACAAAGGGCAAGAAAAAAGGCGAAAAGATTTACGCAAGCGCAGGAACCAAATCGAGAATCAAGTCCCTATTTAATGTAATGCTGGATTACGCTTTGGAATACGAAATCGTAGATCGGAACTATGCAAGAACATTCGATGTGTCAAATGATATTGTGGAAGACATACAGACGGCAAAACGGAATCATATACCATTTACAGAGAAAGAAATGGAATCCCTATGGGCAAATGTTGATAAGGTCAAATTTGCTGACTGGATCATCATTCAATGTTACATGGGATGGAGGCCACAAGAACTTGCTACTCTCCGCTTGGATGAAGTGAATCTTGAAAAGTGGTATATGCAGGCAGGTATGAAAACTGATGCCGGAAAACAACGGATCGTTCCTA